CGCACCAACATGAGAGTCATAAGCATTTGTGGCAAGTTCACGAATAACTGCCATAACCTTGTCGGAATACAGAGAATCCGACAGAATCTTAAACATTTTACTGGTTTGAGCAATCGTAAACTGATTCGACGCACTAATACCAGCACTGTGAACCTCAACCGTTCGATCCGCAAGTTTCATTTTGTTTCTCCGAGTGTCCTGTGATGCTCCAAGTATACATCGTCAATCCGCGTTGTCAACATTACGCTTTCTGGATTGCAAGATTTCTTTCGCTTTCATTGTCACAAAAGTTCCCGCAAACGCACCTAAAAATAACGGAATAACATACGTCATATTTTGGCTAAAACTAACAACACCAAATGCTGATAAAGAAGTTATCATTCCGGCCATAAAAGATGACATTAAATTTTGTCTAGATTCTATGCAAAGTATATAATAAGCATAGAACATATCCAATATAAAATATGTAATAAAAATTATAATAGCAAGATAAATATTTATTTCATTAGGTATCATTTTTAATTACCAATAACATATCATCGTATCTATTTTTAATAGATCTGAGATCTATAATTTCATATTTAAATTTTTTATCTGGTATATTTTTAATCAATATATCAAACCAATCATATGATTGAACATCTTCTATTATTAGAATTCCATTTTTAGCCAATAGATTTGTATAATTTTTAACAGTAAATATCATACTATCGATAGTGTGTGGCCCATCATCAATGATAATATCAAAATTATTTCCTAGTAAAGATAGAGTTTTTTCCAAATAAGCATTTTCTTTAAAAAAAGTGAACCTATCATCTATCAATAAATATTTGCTTTTCCAATTATCAATACCATATATATGAGCATTTTCAAAAAAATCTTTCCATAGTAATATCGAGCCACAGTTATAAACTCCTAATTCTAGAATTTTTTTAGCCTCTTTTTTATCTTTAAATAAACTTTGATAAATATTACTAATATAGCAATGTACTGTTTCTTTATCAGTTATATATTTTTTTCGATTAGAATCATACAATTCTAGTAAGTTCATAGACTTTCTTCTTCATCGTCTTTCCAAAAATCATCCTCTTTTGAAGACCAAGATTCGTCAGAGTCATTATCAAAATCGTAATTTTCTTCCAAATCCTCATCATCTTCTGCTAACATGATGGTAAAATTATTGAGTATTTCTAACATAATATCTACTTTATTTCCAATATCCTTGACTTGTTTTTTTATGTCTGTTAGATCTTTTAGTATTTTTTGTTGATCTTTATTTAGATTATTAATATCATTCGATATTTCTGAATCTTGTTTACATAGATCTTTATGAGATTGATCGATTTTTTTATAGATATCATCAAAATCTCTTGCCATCAGATTCTCCTTATTTAAGGAAATATTATCTCACAATTAAATACACCTAACTTTCACAATTACATTCATACTTTTCGCAGTATGAGCATCTTGGGCCTGGGTCTGGATTAGACCAAGCATTACTATTCCCATCAAAACTTTCTTTGCCAGTATCTATGCAAACAACTTTTTTCTTCCTACCTCTTTTGACAACTCCCACATTGTACCAATGACAATCCCAAAATTTTAAGCCCGTTTTGTTGTATATTTCATCAACAAGATATTGAATATTAGCCATGCTAATCTTAGTATTAGCAGCATGAGTCTTAGCCAGTTCTGTTACATATCCCCAATCACTAGGGTCTGGTTGATAAAGATCATCTTCTTTCGCAAATTCTAATCTACAGATTTTGCTATAAATTTTTGGGGCCAGATCAAATTTGGCTAATTTCTTATGATATCTATAAGATTCTTGTGCTTTCTTTTTATTACGAAACTCTTTGAATACTAAATCTTTCTTATCTTTAATAGGATATACTTGACAATACCCACCCTCATCAAACCAATCGCTATAATCTATTAGATAATCAGAGTTAATCATAAGTTTTATCTACTATAATAGAACCCATAATTTCTTGAGCCACATGAATGGCTTCATTTAAGTCAGATGTTTCACATAACTTAATTGGGCCTTTTGGAATATCAATCCAGTATGATCCATAAACTCCATAAAAAACATTTCCCAAAGCATGATCGTGCATTAGAAAATCAGTAGCGTCATGGAAAATATCCAAATACCATTCCCCATACTCATCCTGAACTTCTTTTACTGTATCAACTAAAAGAAAGCGAAAATTAGGATGTTTAAAATCTGGATCACTATAAACTACTCCTCTATAAAATTTATTTGGTAAACTTACCATAGTGATTGTATCCTTTCCAATCTCCTGTTAAAAATTCTTGTTTGTTAGAATAAAGAGGAACTACTTTAGTTTGATCGTTATGAGGATTATCCATTATTCTCAAATCGTAAAGATCGTGTCTTTCATTTATAAGACCATAAGCAACAGGGTTATCGAACACAGCAAGAAGTTTATTGTATTCTTGTTTTAGTCTGCTAAGTTCTTGTTCACAACTAAACCATCTTTGTGAATCACTACTATCTTCTCTGAGTTTTTGTAGTTCATCTTTAGCATTATTTACCACAAAACGATCAGCACCACTTGCCCAAGCAAATTCGATTAGAAAATCAATAGGATTGGCATTTTCATTCATTTCAGACAAATCCTATGCGAGTTTTTTCTGTAGTAACTACGGTTTCTATATCGGAAGCGTTAAAAATTTCTGTGCAATATGATCGACCATTCCACCAACCACACTTATAAGTGATTGAATGATTAGGGCCGATACTAACACAGATAATACTTCCATAAACATCATCTGTCAATTTAACTTTGGTTCCAATATTGTAAAATTCTAGAGAGTTTTTGCTCATTTGTTTTCCTTGTTCTTTAAAGGTTTTGGTGTATAATCTCACGGGAGGGACTCGAACCCTCAAGACTAAAAGTCGAGGCATTTTAAGTGCCTTGCGTATACCAGTTTCGCCACCGTGAGGTATAATATGAATTCTAAACGAAAGTGTTCCTGTTGTCAAGCGTACAAAAACGAATCATTTTTTGCATTTAAAAATAAAAAATTAGGTAGATTACAAACTAAATGTAAAAAGTGTCAATCAAAATATCATAAAGAACATTATGAATCAAACAAAGAAACATATTGCGAAAGAGCCAGAACCAATAATCCAAGATATAGACAAAGAAATCAACAGTTCATTAATGAATATAAGGCGAAAAAGGGATGTAAATTCTGTCAAGAAAATACTCCTGTGTGTTTGGATTTTCATCATATTGATCCTAATATTAAGGATTGGAATATCTCAGTAATGTCTAAAGGCGCTAGTTCAATATCAACAATTAAAAAAGAAATTGATAAGTGTATCGTAATATGTTCTAATTGTCATAGAAAACTTCATGCTGGAATAATAAAAGAATAAAAAAGTAATCGACTACAACAATACAAGTCTGAGGTTGATTATGCTTGTGTGCCTCATCCATTATAACTGTTGTAGCCGACTACCGTTTATTTAAACAATCCGCTCTCAGCCGTTATTGTGAGCCTTGAGGCGACGAACAATCTCAGCCATAGCCTCGACGTTATCAACCGTCTTAGCAGGCTTCGCACGTTCCATAGCGGGCAGTTCAATACCCTTCTTAGCAAGATCGGCCTTTACGCGAGCGTAACGAGCCGCTGTGCTTGCAACCTTCTGACCAGTCTTAGTAGCAATCTCAGCATAAGTCTTGCTGCTAAAAACAGCCTCAAGAAATGCCTCATCGCTGCAACGAACACGGGTCTGCTTCTCAACATTAGTAACTTCAGCCATAATCAACCTCCAAATTAATCCAACTTACTTCACGGTTTCGGTCACGCGACCTCAATCGCCCGTGTTGTATCTTCATTGTATCCTGTGTATCGGCGTTGTCAATAGCCGATCTTGAATTTTTTTCTGTCCTCTCAAACTTTTTCTTGGTCTGCTTTTGGTAAAATTAGTGCTAGTATCAAATATATCCAAAAAATTAAACTTCCAGTTAGAAAAGTTCCTAATACGAATAAGACTCTGATTAAAGAAGCATCAATTCCGGTATATTCAGATAGTCCTCCGCACACTCCAAATAAATATTTATTACTGAGTGATTTTGTAAGAATTTTATTCATTTTGATAACCATTCTATGTAAGGTTTTTTATTAAAACCAGTTATTCTACGAATTTCGTTTCCGTCATAATCTAAAATAATTGATGTTGGTAATACTTTTGCTTTCATGTGTCTTGCTAATTTTCTATCTTTTTGAGTATCTATTATGCAAGTTATGTATTTTTCTGTTAATCCAGTTTCAATAATTTCTGTTTTTAATTGTGTACAATAACCACAATAATCAGCAGAAAAAATTAATAGAACTAACTTAGTCTCTTTTTTAGATAGTTCTTGTGCAGTTTTTAGATCATCATATATCACAATTGAATTTTCCTGTTTAGCATAAGAGTTTGAACTCAAAAGGCTTATAAATATAAGACCAATATTAAATACACAGCATCTTCTTTTCATCGCAACACTCCTTTAACTGTTTCCAAAAAAATGTATATTATTCCATTAATATAATACACTAATACTATCGAGTATTATGATTTACTTTTATTTGATTTTTTTCCAAAAATTCTTTCATAGTTTTTTTCCCAAGTTTTTTGATCCACAGTTTTTGGTCTACGCTTAGATCCTTTTCCATTCTGACTCATTATTGCTCCAGTATGTTCTTAGCGGTTTTCTGTACTATTGTTATTTTTATTTAAGAATATGATCTAGATTTAGATTCTCAAAAAGATCGCTCTTATGTTTAAGACTATCTTTTGAAAATTCTTTTTCTTTATTTTTTAATCCAATAGTATATTCTGAGTGAATTTCTGATAGATTATGAAGGGATGCTTTCAAAAAATTATCTATAGATTCATGAGTTTTTTTATAGAATATTAATTCTTTTTGATTATTAATAAGGATATTTTCTACAGTTTTTACTATCTGTGGATCTTCCTTATACTTATATACTAATCTTTTAGTCAGCCATAAAATGTATTCTAGATTTTTATCTAACATTTGCATACTCCAATAGGTTGATACAACCTTATAGTATGCTCAGATGTGAAATTGGCAACTTAAATCAATTTTCCAGAACGAAACTCCAGTATCTACTATCTTCTTTCTTTTGAAGATTATCCCAATACAAACAACGAGCAATATAGGGTGGAATCTTGTACTTACCACAATTGACTACCCAGTGACGTTCCATCTTTTTATATGAATCGGTTCCGCTCTTACTCTTATTATACTTCAGATGTTCCATATCATACAAACGAAGTTGGTGAATATCTCCGCAGAGTACCCTTGCTTCATTAGGATGGATCATTTCAAGAGCAAAACTAACCTTAGCCAACCCAATACCACTAATCTTATTTACGATTTCGTCACGCTTCTTAACATGACCCTTCTTGGTGGTAAAATAAAAGTCTTTAGGATTATCCCAAAACTTTGTGGCAAAATCCCAAATATACTTTGTTCGATTATTGTGTAGACCAACGCCACTTTTGTGGAGTTTTTCTCTCAAAAGATTCTCGTCATCAAGCCATTCATCAAAATTCTTGATAGCATTGTATCCAGCACAGTTACCCTTCCAAGTAGTATGGACAGAGCAATATGCAAAAAGATAACGACGAAAAATATCCTCCGCGTTTTGTGGACGCACACTCTCCCAATATTCCTTATACGAAACTACCTTGTCTTTAGGAAAAGTAGCAAAGAAAATATCGGCCTTGCTCTTATCAAGAGTGGTATTCTGAACTGGGATCACGGCGTTTTCAACAATCATGGTTTTCTCCAATGGGTATGCTACGATTGTACACTACTGGTATCGGTTTGTCAAGACCCGTTTCTTTAAACGGTTCTCGTAGCACCATGTAGAATTTTAAATGTTGGAAAACGCAAACTAATTCCACCATCTTGGTTTTCGCTCTCACTAAAATACTGAACCGTAATAATCTTTCCAAGAATCTTTTTAGGATTCTGATAAAATTCTTGACGCTGCTCAATAGTGAATCCACTACCAACTCGCACAAGATGATCTTTATGCTTGATAGTAACACAACTCAACATAGTTTCTTCACATTCAGCCCCATTCTTTACATAACGAAATGGCCCCATTTCTGTGTCGATTACCTCGTACTCGTCATCAAAAAACTTTTTAACTTTGAGTAGGTCTTTGGATCGCTTACCTTTATATGGTTCGTCTGCTCGCAGCATCACACCCTCCCAAAAGGAATCGGCTGCTTCTTTGACCCACTCTTGAAAATGCTCATCATTATGAATCAATTCTTGCTCAAGCAGAGTGAGGCATGGACATTCGTTCTTAGTCATAATCTCTGTCAGATTTGCCAAACGAATAGAATACGGACGATTCTTCTCGCCCTTCTTGCTATAAAATTCATCGTGCGTAATCATATCAAAAATCTTAAAAGATGGATTGGGGATGGTATGATCCTTCTTTTTGAGTTGTTTCATTACTCCTTGAAAATCCTCATTACCATCATCATCCACAAGACAAAGTTCACCATCAAATACTACATTTGTAATACTAAGAGCCTTAATACCATCAGCAACAATACTAAGAGTATCAAACTCTTTTCCTGTTCTGGAGTAGAAAGTAGCGTCACCATTACTATCAACAATAGCAACGCATCTAGCCCCGTCAATTTTTCGGCTAACATACCAACCATCCTTCCAATCTACAAGTTTAGGCTCGTATTTATCTGCTAGAGCAACACTAAATTCTGGAATATGGTCAGGAATAGCCTTGTTGATAATCTTATCACCAGCACGAGTTTTCAAATCCTTATCTATAACGCAATGGATAAGTTCTTCGTATTCGGAATAGTGTTCGATAAAACTATTCACAGCAGAGATAGCATCATGCCCAGTAATCTTTCGACTCTTTAGAGCATCCAACAGATCAAAGAAATTTTTGTATTCGTTCTTTCTTGCTACAAGATGATTCTTCTTTTTAAGATTGTCGCTGGTAATATTATACTGCCACAACGGATGATAGGTATACAGCAAAATATTCTTAGCAAAAGATGCTGCGGCACTATTGTGTCCGCAATAATCTAGAATAATACCTTCCTTATCCTTGGTGCTACTAGTGGCCCTAAGATCACGAACCATTCCCATAACATAATCAAAATCGTGAATCATCTAAAAATTCTCCTGTGTTTCCTAGAGTATACCACACAGCAATCCCATTGTCAAGTATCGACAACCTAGTGTCGTTTCTTGAATCGTTTACTTAATTTTGATACTAAATCGCTTCCTGCTGTTGGGAAAAAACACGGCAAAATAGAATGAACAATTAGATAAAAACCAGCCAGTAAACAAGAACATCCATAAAATAGAGCAAATATCATATGCTCTAAGTATGTCATATTATTTTCTTTTAAATGGTTAATCCACTTTTTCTTTAAAGTCATAAAAGTACATCTCTTCATTACTTTCGCTGACCCATCTACTACCAGTATGCTCAGAACTAAACTCTTTGCTAAAAACTTTCCAATCTGGTTTTGTTAATTTTCTGCTTATAAAAGATCCGCCGTCCATCCATAATACCCTATTATTTGGTTGAATAAAATATTGACCACCCTCTCCTGCGAATACATGGCCGCACTTATGACCAGCCGCCATTTCTCCGTATCCAGAATGATATTGTGGCCCTAAACACCAATCTATAGTGAACATATATTTACATTTATGTTGTTGTTTATTTTTTAATAAAATATTTGCTGCTCTATTTTTTAGATACTCTACTATTTGAACACTAGCATAGTAACTCATACTATCCCAAAGTTGAACCCAATCCAGAGGAAATTCTGTACCTCCTTTTTCGATAGAGTGTAGGTAATGTATAGGAACTCTAGCGTGTTGACTTCCATATTCTGTCATAATACTAAAAAGACCACATCTTTGTGGTATACTAGTAAAATTAAAAACTTCTACGACTAGTCTTTCATTATCAACACTTGGTTCATCATCATATAAAAAAGCCTTGTCTAAATAAGCAATGAACGTAGGAATATTAATATTAAGATAGTTACTCATTTTATTTTTTTAATTTTTGTTTTGATTCTTTTATCCAGTCTAGAAACTTAGAGACTCTTGTGTGTCCAGATTCTTCACCGTATTTTGACATTGGTGATCTTCCAACAGCCATCACACAAGAATTTATACCAGCCAACTTACCATCTATAAATAAACCTCCACCACTATCTCCACTACCAATCATGTACTCTAATACTGTATGATCTTTAACTCCCCACTTTGATGGTGAACAGATTAACATATCTTTATCTATTCCATCAACGATGTTTGATCCTGCTCTTAGTTTGTTATCTGATTTATGTGTGCCGGTATTAAAATTACCAGTTAATCCCCATCCTGCTATTGATGCGACTTTGTCTTTTTCGTCATCATCTGTATATAATGGTGGAAAATTTTCAAGATCAAATCCTTCAGCACAATAACCCAATGCTATGTCACCAGTTCCAAACTCTCCACCAAAATTTTTATGAATAATTATATCTGTTAACAAGAATTTTTTATCGTTGATTTTTGCGTAACAGGTTTTGTATCCTTCAACAACGTGTGCTGCCGTTAGTATAAAATGTTTTTCTATAACAACTCCAGAAGCACAAAATAAAGAGTCATCTTGATAATTTCCACACACCTTAACAACACAGTAAAATTTTGAACCAAAATCTAAATATTTTTGATCTGGTATGTTTGGATCTATTGTTCCGCCATAAGATAGAGAGCATAATCCTAGAAACGCAATAAGAAAAATCTTTTTAATTGCAATCAT